GCGCCGCTGGGGGCAACCGACGCCGATGCCGTGAACGTCGCGGCCCCGCTGCTGGCGGTCTGGTTCGTCGGTTGCGAGGTGATCGTGATGACGTTCGCTGGCACTGTCAGCATCGCCGAGGTGCTTGTCACGCTGGCGGCGTTCGTGGCACTAACGACCACCCGGTAGAGGTCGGCATCGTCCGCCGTGTTGAGCAGGCCCGTCAGCGAGAGCGATGCCGACGTGGCACCATCGACATCCACGAAGTTGCCGTAGCCGCCATCCTGCCGCTGCCACTGATATGAGAGCGTGCCGCCGGGTGACGATGTCGCCGCCACGCTGAACGTCGCAGCACCACCGCTCGCAGTCTGCGCGGTCGGCTGCGTGCCGATGGTGATTGTGTTCGCTGGAATGTAGCCCTCATACCACCCGCCGTCCGCGTCGTCCGTAGCCGTCGCGGAGATAGTGAGTGTCGATCCGCTGGCGGACACGGTCACGCCGCCGCCAGCGGCCAGGGTCACGCCGCCGGTGAGGCTGTTCAACGCGGTCACGTAGTTGTGCGAGTGGTTCGCCGCCGCCGCCCCGAGCGTCGAGAGCGACGGCAGCAGGTGAGTGTGATCACTACGCGAGGCGAGCGACGAGGTGCCGGCAGCCGCCGTTCCGAGAGCCGATGGGGTGGCGTCAGAGAGCGTGAGGTTTGACGAACTACCGGCCGGTCCCTGCGCTCCAGTCGGCCCTGTCGCGCCAACTCCTGCAGGCCCTGTGGCGCCTGCAGGCCCGGCAACGACAGACGCTGCGCCAGTCGGACCTGTGGCTCCAGTTGGTCCGTTTGCAGGCCCGGTAGCTCCAGTTAAACCAACCGGACCAGTAGGCCCCTGCTGCCCGGTCTGCAATTGCAGGCCGGAGCCCCATGCGTTGTTTGCCTTCGGCCCGTAGAGCACGCCAGAAATTGAATCGATATACCAGTCGCCACTGCGGCCAAGGCCCGAGAATGGCCCAGTGGTGCCGCTGTAGATTTGCGGGCCGTCAGCGCCAGCGATGCCAGTTGGGCCAGTGACGCCAGGCAGCGGCGCCCACGCCGATCCGTCCCACGTCAGCACCTGGCCACCAGTAGGTCCAGTGGCCGAGACGGCCCGCCCCTGCAGCTGCAGGGCGTTGCCGCTCGTCGGAGATTGGATGCTGAAGTAGGGCATTAGGGCACCAGCTGCGTGTGAATCTTTCTGATCTTCTGCTGACGGTCTGCCCACACCCACGCGTTTCCGCTGAATGGTGCGAACACCTCATACGCGTTGCCGTCTGGCTCGATCACACGGTCGCCCTTCTTCGGAACCGGCGACAAATAGTCGGTCGAAATGAAGAAGTCGCGACTCTCTATGCGTGTGATCGACCCGGCTTGGTCCATTGAGTCGTGCCGCGTCATGCCGACCATCGCCGGCACGGACACCGGAACGAGCGATCCGACGCTGCGATACTCGACCTGCACCGAAAGGTGCTTGTCAGCCTGCTGCCGGAACCACGCTGCGCCTTGCGAGATGAGATCCTGCATGACTGCGTGTTACCAACAGAGGAAGGAACTCCAAATAGAGCCACCGAGGCCGTGCGGCCGGCACGATTGCCAGGCCGCACGGCCCCCAAGCCGCCCAAGGGCGAAACGTCAGGCGCCGGGAACGAGCAGCACGTTCACGGTTGCGTCGCCGCTGGCCTTGGCCGAAGCAGCGAAGCCCATCGCGGTGCCCGTGACGCCGGTCACGGCCTGCCCCTGGTAGAGGTAGACCTTCGCACCCTGCGCGATCACGCCGGCCGGGGCCGTGATGCTGAAGATCCCTTCCACGTTCAGATTCCCGAGCTCGTTCGCAGCGATCGGCCGCGAGGCCACGCCGACGATCGAGCCAACCACCACCGCTTCGCCCGCGGCAACGCCCGTGGTGGGCGTGTAGCGGATCTTGTCACCTTCGTACTCGTAAGACACTGATCACCTCGTTTCTGGAAAATGGAAAACTGTTTTGGTCGTCACGCCGGCCGGCGGCGCTTGGGCACGCCGCCGACCGGCTACGGTTTGTCACGCTCAGGCCGTCGCCATCCGGTAGCAGCCGTTCTTCTCGGCCTTGGCCACGCCCCACGACCAGTGGCCGCGGACCATGATGCCGAGCGTGTTGAAGTCCGCGTCGGCCGACTCCACCATCGGCTGCCGCTGACCGTTGAGGAAAGCGACCTCCATCGCCGGGACTGCCCGCGGATCCGCTGCGAGCCACCAGGTGCTGGCGCTCGACAGGTAGGACGAGCTCACGACGCGATACCGGCCGGCGAACACGTTCGCGTTGCCGCGGACCGTGTCGGAGCCGGTGATCAGCAGGCTCGAGGACATTGCCTCGGCCGCCGCCACCTCGAGCTCGGCCGGAACGAGCAGCACGCTGGGCGGAACGCCCAGCGGGTTGTTGTCCGGGTTCTTGAGCTTGCGGAAGCCGGTGGCCGCCGTCTTCAGCGACGTCATCGAGAAGGCATTGCCGGAGCCGGCGGTTTCCTTCGCGAAGTACGTGGCGTTGGAGTCCTCGAACGCGGCCCAGAAAGCCTTGTTCAGACCGATCGCCGCCCCGTAGCCGAGCCGTGAGCTCACCTGGGTGAGGGCACCCAGATCGTCGTTCACGAGGTCGACCATCGAGATGGACGAAAGCCGCCCATACAGCTTGGCCTTGATGGTGCGGCTTTCCTCGCCGGCATCCGCACTGCGGAGCTCGCCGTCGTTGGCCACTTCCTCGAACTCGAAGCCGCCCGTCAGCCGAACGCCCGTGACCGACTTGTAGTCGCTCACGTTGCGAGTGCTGGCGATCGCGTCCCAGTTCTGCTCGACCGCAGTGAAGCCGTCGAGGAGGAACTTGCCGTAGGTCGCCGAGAGAATCGTCGAGATGTTGTGCGTCGCGAACGCGGCACGCAGCACCTGGCGGCAGTTGCTCTCGGAGATCCTGTGGCCGGCCTCCGCGTACCCGTTGGCGCGGGCAGCGGCGAGCACCACCTGCGACAGCGTCGCCTCGCCCCGACGGGCGTGGGCAGCCTCAAGGACGCGTTCGTCATACTTCTTCTCGACGTCGGTCAGGCCGCCGGCCATGCAAAGGGCGGCCTCCACCACCTTCGCGTCGTTGGCGGGCTTCGCCACGACGTGAATCGCCGGGGCAGCCGGGCGGGAAGCCCGAATGTCGGCGAGGAGCTCGGCCTTGAGCTCAGCCATCAGAGTCTTTTTCATTTCGTCCACGGACACCTCCGGCTTTTCGGCCGTTACGGTCACGTTCTCGTTGCCCACGGCGACGCTCGCCGTGCCTTCCGCGACGACCGGCTGGTCGACGTCGGGCGTTTCGTTGGCGTGGTCCGCCATGAGCTCATCCCCTGTCGCTTCCGCAGCGATTGCGGCCGATGTACTGGCATCGGCTCCAAACAGAACTACGCTTACTTCCCTCAGGGTGCTTGCGCGCACCACCGAGATCGGGCCGGTGAACTCCCGGCCGTTTACGGTGACCATCTCGCCCGGCGCGACGTTCTCAATGCGGTTCACGTCCGCACCGATCGACGCCTGGAACTTCCAGCCGCGTCTCGCGTACCCGAGCACCTTGTCGACCAGCGGGCCGTCTCCGATGACGTCGCCAGCGACGACCAGGTCCTGGCCGGAGTTGTCTTTTCGGTCGGCCTGCCCGATGGCAGCTTCAAGCGAGTAGTCGTGGCCATACATCACGGCCACGTTGCCGCTTGTGTCCATGCCAGCCAGGTCGACCACAAGCGGATTGCGACTCCACGACTGCCGGATCGCCCGGCCCGTGTAGCCGACGAGCTCAAACCGCGGCATGCCGCCGGCACCGGTGCCGTCAGCTGCAACGCCGGGCGTCGATACGGAAAACTGTGCGTCGGTTGTGATTCGCTTCATAGGAATTCGATCAACTCCTCGATGTCGTCGTCCCATTCATCGAAGTCCCACATTGGTCCTCCGCTGCGTCTTGGAGCTCGTTCACTTCGCGTTCAAGCTTGGCAAGCCGCGCCGCCGAAGCAGCTGCGTTGGGATCCTGGTCGCCGCCGTAATTCACTTCCGGCGTCATGTCGACAAACAGTCCGAGCTCCTTCATGAGCGTGATCTCTTCGGCCCGCTGTGCGAGCTCCTGCCGCCAGTCGCGGCCGAGCCGCTGGTACTCCGCGGCGAGCGTGGTGGTGTGCGTCTTCAGCCGCGTTTCCATCGCGTCGGCTTCCTTCTTCGGGTCGACGTGCTCAAACCCATCCCACGTCCACTGCCACGTCCATTCGGCCATCGGCGGCAGACCGTCGGGGATGAGCCCCGGCACCAGAGCTGCTTCGTCGAGCCACTTGCCGACGAGCGGGTCGAGCATCACACGCTCGAGGTCCACCCGCTCGCACGCTAGGTGCTTGCGGTAGACCAGGTAGTCGCCACGCATGCTCGAGTAGTTCGCGGCGCTACTGTCCATAGCGGCCACGATGTATGGCATGTTCAGCGCGCGGGCGATCTCGTTGATAAGCCGCTTCACGAATTCGCTGTAGGTCGACGTCGGCTGTTCTGGCTTCATCTGCAGGGCATCCCAGCCATCGGGGATGCTCGTGGCCATGCCACGCATCAGCGGCATGGTTTCCCACGCCGGCTGGGCCGTCGCGATGCCGTCGGCCGGCAGGTTCGTCTTGATGATCGCGGCGAAGTCTGCTGCCGTCTCTGCCGCCGTCACGACCGCCAGCGTGTAACGCCGCAGCATGGCGAAGAGCTCGAGGGCAGGCACGACCTCGCCCACGCCGCGGTGCTGGCCTGGGCGGAATGCGTGAAACCAGTGCAGGACATTGTCGGCCGGATACCACTGGCCGTCGCCAACCCATCCCGACAGCGTCGCGCCGGGGTGGTGCTTGAGCACGTAGTATTCGCTGACGTTGCCGTCCTCGTCGAATCGCAGCCCATCGACGCTCGACGCATGGAGTTCCGGCGCCGGGCTCGTCACCTGGTCGGCCTCGATGAGCTTCACGTCCAGCTGCACGCCGCGGAGCCGGCGGTTGGTCGTCTCAACGGCAAAGACCTCGCCATCGGTGACCTTCGCGAGCTTGGCAAGCCGCAGTTTGCGGGCCATGTCGATCGACAGGAACCACTCAAACACGGCATCCTCGACGCGGCGGACGCTCGCAGCGTCTGCGTCGCGGCCGCAGTCAAGCTGCAACCGTGGGCCGGTGCCGACGAGGTCGGACGCCAGCGTGCTGGCCATGCCAGCGAGATAAGCGTTGTTGTCGCGTTCGTAGCGAGCACGGGCTCGCATCTTCCGGCGGACCTCCGGAGCCAGGGCCGCGTCGGCAGAATAGTAATCCGCCATCGACCAGTGGTTGCGGTTGTGCTCAGTGGTCTGGGCAGCGTCATACCGTGCCCGCACCAGCTTGCTGATGACGGCCTTCTGCTCGGCCACCGTCTGCTTGAGGGTGGGTCGAGCCCGCGTCGGCTTGGCTGCGGCACGTTTGGCCATCAGCTGCTGGCCCCAGGGGAGGTGAATACGGCCCGTCGCATCATCGCGAACGGGCTGCCGGCAGTGATGGCATTGCGCTGCTGGATGATCCATTTCGCAGCTTCAAGCTGCTTGTCGAGCTCATGCTGCTCGACTTCGCCGGCGTCGGTGCGTGCACGCTGTGGCTGCGCGAGATTCGCGGCGAGAGCGTCGAGAACGTCATCGGCGGCTGCCATTGGCACCTCATACGCGGACGCATAGCCCGCTATCCATGAGTGTACCATTGTTCACCGGTTAACCTTCGAGCAACTCAGCCGGAATCATGGCTCGGATGCGCTCTGCGAGAGCAGCCTCGGCCTCGGTCGGCTCGCCGTGTTTGAGCAGTGACCGACACGCTTGGTCAATGTCCCACAGCGCGGACCTCGCGCGGCCACCCTGGATGGCAGTTTCAAACTCTGACTGCTCTTCAGGGAGTCGGAATCGAATGAGAACGTGCGGCATGGTATTTCTCGTTTATTGCGTCACAAGCAATCAACAGGAAATAGAAAGCCGCCCGGCAGGTGTGGGCGACACGGTTTATCAGTCCGCTGCCGTCCTGCCGGACGGCCAGGATCACCGGTAGCGAATCACGGCGAACCACTTGCGAGTTGTTGGCGAGTATGCGACGCCCTCGTCGACGATGACCTTCCGGCCAAAAAAACAACAATTGCGACGAGCCGACTCCGGAGTCGAACCGCAACCTATGCCCTCTGTCTGGCCGCAGTGGCTGTGGACCAGCGTGCCGCGTCTGGCGAGCACCAGGGCGTGGTCTTGGGCGGACGTGATGGTGACCTTGCGAGCGTAGACGTTCGTGTCGGCCACGGCGGCCGACGAAAGCGAGAGGAGCAGGAGCACGGCGAGAAAACGCATTTGGTGATGCCTTTCTGGTGGGAGAAACGGAACCACCAGCAGACTGCCACGCGCCGCCCATCGGCCAAATAGCGGACTACCTACCCATCTTCGCAAGCAGGGCAGCCCGGCGGGCCGCGAGATCCTCGCGTGTGATCACCTTCCTGGTGACTGCCGGCTTGGCCTCGGCCCCGACGGCCGAGATCCCAGAGAACGACGCCGCCACCGCGGCCCCGACGACACAGTCGAGAAGATGGTTATCGCGGCCCGGAATGAGCTTCCACTCGTCGCACGCCCTCATCTTGCTCTCAACGCGCACCGGCACCTCGCTCGCGAGGTGGTCCGCGAGCATGTCGTGGTTGCCGTCGTGAATCGTGAGGGCCTGCGGATCTCCGACCGGCAGCTTCAGCCTGGCCACCAGGAACGTCTTCCACGCGTTCGTGTCATAGAGCACATGCCGCTGCTTGCCGATCGTGCTGGTCCGCCAGTTGGCTCCGATCCGCTCGCCGCGGTCGGGTGCCTTGTCGCTGATCGTCTGGCCGGAGGCCCCGACGAACCGGCCGTGCGTCGGCAGCACCCGCGGGCCGTAGCTTGAGCGGCGTGCGAAGTCTCTGATCACGCCCTGCGTCTGTGCCCAGTTGGCGTCGATGAACATCTGGCCGACGCGGAGCACGGCCTCGTCGTTCTCGCGGGCGAACTCCCGGTCGAGGATCTCGGCGGCCACGGCCTCGAGGCCGGCGTGGATCGCGGCTTCGACGTTGTTGCCGTGGGCGCGGGACAGCGTCTTCTTCGCCTCGCGAAGAGAGAAATACTGGCGGCCCTGGTCGGGGTAGGTGCCATAGCTCACGACGTGGCCGCGGAACTGGTGGCCCCACGCCACAACGGCCCAGTAGAGGAGCTCCTTCTGCACGTCCACGAAACAGGTGAGCGTGTCGAGCCCGCGTGGCACCAGCCACCTCGGCACGTGGATCGCCCGCCCGCGAACCTCCTCGGCCGAGATCCCGGCGGCCGCCCCCTCGTCGCGGATCGGCTCCTGTTGGAACTCACTCGCGAACACGCTCGGCCCGTCGTCGAGGTACGCGTTGTACGCGTGCTGGATCGCGGAGTTCTCTCGCTCAGGATCGAAACAGGATTCCCACGAGACGAGGCAGCCCTCGTCCATCGCGGCTCGGTTCGCAAGGTAGAACTCGTTGGCCTCCCGATGCGCACGGGCCTGGTCGCCGACGAGGTCCTTCGCGAACGTCCGCCGGAGCGTTGCGTACTTCTCAAG